GGTTTGCCATCGCGTTTGTCTTTGTCTTTTGTGAGATCCAAGCCAGTGATCTGTTCTAGCCACTGTGCAGTAGGCAGAACATCAGCTTGATTGATACGTCGAGTAAGAGGTTTACCTGCTGAGTCTTTGAATACGTTACCGCCTTCGTTTAAATTCATTTAGGAGTTGCCCTCGATGTGTATTTTTTCATTAGTTCAGCAGCAACCGATATAAGAACATCTTTGGACACTGTTTTTTCCAAGTTTGCAATAATTTGTGCAGCGTCGGGTGCTACAGCTTGATCTGGTGCAGCGGTTGGTTCTACAGTATTGCCAGCAGTTTTAGCTGTATGCTTTAATCCAGTGGGAGTTTGTGCGACTGATCCTCCTGTACTAGTAGCGCCAGGCGGTTGCATAGTTTTCATGGTTTGTGCCATGTTTCCAAATACGTTTGCACCTTGGTCTTGAGCAGTTGCCGTTGGCTGAGCAGTATCTGTGCCAGCTTGTGCAGGTGGTTCAACAGCAGGTTTAGAAACAAACGACGGTAGCGGAGCACCAACAGAATTAAACGCTGCTGATATTACTTTATCATCAATTCCAGCACGCCGTAGTATTACGGCAATATGATCACTGTCGGCGGGACTGCCTTCTTTTTTCCATAGCGTGTTTAATTTGTCGGCTGTTATTTTGTTTGTAATATTTTTGCCTTTGGTGCGTAGCGTGTCCATTAGGCCTTCATTTAATGGACTACCAGCAATAGCAAATATTTCACGTATTTCATAGCTAGTCAATCTGAAGTGATTTTCTCTAACCTGGTTAAAGTTTGCAGGAGCGGCAGCAGCAGGAGCAGCAGCAGCAGGAGTAGGAGCAGCAGGAGCTTTGGCTGCTCCTGTTTGCGCCTGCACAGCACCTTGAGCAGCCGCTGCTATGCTTTTGGTCAATTTAACAGTATTCTGATACAGTTTGTCGTTGGATATAGCCAACGCCCGATCGATCTGGTCAGTAATCTTAGCACGTTCAAAATATTCAGGCTCTGCACACTTTGCTAAGAGTTTTCTGAATTCATCCCATGCCTGAAGTTTGGCTGTAGGATTACCGGTGCTGTTGAAAGTTTTGGCCAATTGCGATAGACGATCTGCATCAGCATTTAGAAAATATCCACTGTCTAAAGATCTAGCTATAGTTTGAGATCCGCCATTGGCGGCATCGCCCCAAGAAATTTTTTCACTCCATCCAAATTTGGCTTGTCTGATATCGGGGGTGTATTGCACCATGTTTATAGTCCACGTACGGAACCAATTGCCGATGCTGTCTAGTACCGAACCTGTGAGATAACCAAATGCAGCCGACTTGAAGCCTTTGCCCACAGCAGTTGACAGTTTCTCACCTTTGAGCAATTCTGTTGCGCCGCGCAACACCTGACCAGCAATGGCACCACCTGCAGGTCCTGTGGTAAAGGCTGCTATTGCTGTCAATGTTCCGATTGCAAATGCTGTCTTTCCGGGATTGGCTTTGGCATATTGACCCAGCTTGTCAATTGCGGCCATTGTTTTGCTATCTGCACCTAGCTTGGCAGATATCTTTTGTTTTAGATCTTCAAACTTTTGATCAAAATATTGTACAGGTGCAGTGGTCTGTAAATACTGACCTAGCCCATTGATTGCGTTGTTTACAGCACCAGCAGCAGCGCCTACTGCACTGCCTGCTGCCTTGGTTGCATCTACAGTTTTACCAATGCCGGAGCGATTGGACCCCGCAGCAGTTACTTCTTGTTCTGCTTGTGTAAATATTTTGCTTATTTGATCAGAAGTAAGGGCAGCTTCAAACAAAGGCCGAAGTTCGCGCACAACGCCCTCAACAATTCTTCGCTGTGGTGCAGTTAAATCTTTGCACACACTTTCCACCAAGGTGGTAGATGTAGATCTTAGAGTTATTTCAAATATGTTCATCTTGGGTCGTATCCAAATCTTTTCAACAACATATCTGCCCTGGGGTCATCAGTGGCCTTTATTCTGGGGTCAATACCAGCTGTGTACAATGCCTTTTGCATAAGAGTTTCATTGTCGCGTATCTTGACACCCTGCGCCAATAACTCTGTTTCTATCGATGCTGTTGTTGGCACTGGTGCAGCTGGATCAACTGGTTTAGATGTTGTCCCAGGTCTGGTGGTTCTAGCTGTCAATGCGGCCAATGCCAGAGCGTTAAATTCGTCCGGTTTAACTGTACCTTGTGATGATACTAACATAGCAATTGCATTATCAACTTGAGGCTTACTGGCAGCGTCCAACGAATCCATGTCTCCACGAAACATCACTCTGTTGACAAAGTCTTCAAGGTGTGCTTTATAAACAGCGTCGGCAATGGGTTTTCTTGGATCAGCAGGTGGTGTGCCAGAGGCGGTTGCTGCTGCCAATGCCTGTTGTCTTAGCAATGCTGCTTTGTTGGCCCATTGCTTGGCAGCAGCAGTACCCAAGGTTCTTGCATTTGCTGCTGCTGCAGACGATGTTGCTGCTTGCCCAATGGTCTGACCTTGCAGATTTCCTGTGGCTTTCTGCTTCAAGGCCTTGGCATAATCAAGTACTCCTGCTTCTGACACTGGTTCCTGTTGTACTCGCTTCAACAGATTCATTACTTTGACAGTGGTGGTAGGGTCTGCTTGAACCAACTGCTGAAAAGCCATTCCTAATATTTGATAGTGTGCTGCTGTCATAGCGCCTGATTTAACTGCTGTCATGGCCTGCGTTAACTTGGTTCCGTCCACACCCGGCAACAGTTGCTTCAACGCCTGTACGTTCAACATGCCTTGAGTCTGCTGACCTTTGGTTTGTACAGCCGCTTGCTGTACATTTTTTACAGCCCCAGGTTGTGCAGCAGGTTGTGCAGCAGGTTGTGCAGCAGGTTGTGCTGCGGGCTGTGCCGCTGGAGGTGTTTGCTCTATTAATACATCTTTAATTTTCATCTGTTCTTCTCACCGTACGAGTAAATTTCTTAGGATCTCGATCACGGATTGCATTCAGCAGTTTTCTCACTAAATTATCTGCTTGATCAGCTGGATAGGCTGATTCAATCTGTTCAATTAACCTAATGGCGCTGGCAATCACATTAGTGGCACGACTTTCTACCACATAGCGGCGATCGCGATCCTGAAATCGATCTTGATAGATCGTATCTAATTCTTCCAGAATGCTGCGAGTTTTTTTCTGCATGATAGCCAGTACCTTTGTGTTATTTATCGGTTTAGTTAATCTAACCGGGCAACAAGATCACGCCAAATTTGTTCACGATAAGGGTCATGTGTTTGCCAGGACTGTGCTGTAATCAAGTTTTCCAAGCGGTGAGCTCGGACTTGATCATATGTTATATTGATATTTGGCAAGATTTTTTCTATTAAAAAATAGTAGTGTACAACAGGACTGGGCTGTACTTCTTGCTGTCTGGTTTCTGCAAATCTGCTCAGAGTTGAATAGTACTGTTGCTCGTTTGTGGATGTAAAACAATAATCACAATTGAGATTTTCCAAGGTGTTACGCACCAGGGTCTGATAGTTTTGCAGTCTTATGTTATGTTGGCCAGATTGTACAAATTTTTCGTGATATTCTTTCACCTGCGGCTGTTGGCTGGCACTGCTGATCCACCAGATACCGTAGGGCCGTTTATGAAAATTAAAATGATAAACAGGATCTGTTTTCCCTACATGAAACCAATGCTTGTCTTCGATCAATTTGTCAAATCTTGCAGCCTGTGGCCATTGGAAAATCACCAGGTTATTCGCAAGTTCTGGTACAAGATCTACAAACCCAGTCACTAGATATTCTGCACCTGCACCAATGGCAGAACAGGTGTTGATCACCGGATATTCCGGTACCAAGGCTTGTAGTATCTGTGGCCATTCGGGCCACAAATGACCGGTTGCAAAACCATCACCGAACGTGTATATTTTCTTCATGTGGTGTAATGCTTGTCGGCACCCCACTGATAGCTGCGCCCAAGATTGGTTTCAAATTCGGCATGAAAGAAACTTTTGGCAGCCGTGCTGTTCCAAATGTCATTTTCGTATAGAAATTTATTTTGCTCAGCCCATCTAGTCAAGTGTGGATTTGCATTGTTTCTAGGCACACTCCCTCTGTCTAAGGCCTGTGCTAGTTCTTCAGTTTGATGTACCACATCAGCAAATTCCAGATTTAACACATTAGGTGCAACAACAGGTTCTGCTGGTTTGAGATAAAATTTAGCCTTTTCTTTGATCTGATCAACTCGCTCTTCGCCTGATAAATGTTGCCATGCAGGAGAAAACAGCAGTTGATAAGCTCTATACCAACGATATATCTTGCTGGCATAGGTAGTGGTAGTGATGTTGATGATAAATTCAAATTGACCCAAGGGCAAGTGACCAGGCCAGCAATGTGTTCCTAACCATCTGTTGGATTCTATCCAGGGCTGTACTTTATTCATAAATTTGTCAACATTGTAGTCAACAAATATATCTGGTGAGTCACCAATTTTTCCGGCATTGTGTGTGGGACTCCTAAGGCCGCCATTGTCAGCAAATTCACTCATGGTATCTTCCATGATATCGCACAACAGACCGCCGCAGGTGTAGTGAGGGAAACAGATTAAATTCATGTGTTATCCTTGTTTAATTGTTCCCAACAACTGTTTGAGTTTGCTGCCCTGTAGTTCCGCTGTTATCTTGGGGGTGTCTTCGTCGTTGTTGGATTGTGTAACAGTGCTGCGAGCTTTGATTGAATCCAGAATACTGGGTCTAGGTGGGCCACCGTTGCCAAATGCATGCCCTGTTTCGTCAAGCCCGGCATCTGTAATACGCATGGTTTCAATGTTGTAGTCTAGGTCTACTTTGTTACCAACCCCTTGACTGCTGCGTGACTTCATACATTGCATTTGATATTTACCACGCTCTTTCATGGCACGGCTTGTAAAAATACCAAACACAAAGTCAGCTGTGTTGATCTTGCTGATACCGCCGGCAATGTGGCTATGATCGAACTCAATCTCTTCTACTGCACTACGATTTAATTGTGATGCTGTAACCATTAGTACACCAAGTTCAATTGCTAAATTACGCAATTCTTCTGCGGAGTACTTGTCTTTGATAAACTGATCGTTGGGATTGACCTTGATGGACACAGGCATAATCAGGTCCAAGTAGTCGATCATGACAAAGTCAATCTTTGATTCTGTTTGGATTTCGTACTCTTTGATAAAGCTACGTATGTCGTTTACATTACTCTGTGCCGGCAAACTCTTGATACGATACGCCCCAGCTTTCTTTCCTGCCATCTTAATTTTGAGTTCGGTGGTATCTAAATCACGTCTAATGTCTTTGGTGCTTGTGTCTGTCAACATGGCTGCTGTACGCAATGTAGATAATTCTTCCGACAATTCTAGTGTAATGTACACGCCGGATAAGCCTTGTTGCAGCCAGTTCAGTGCCAGGTTCATCATGACCAGGCTCTTACCTGATCCAGATCCACCTGCAAAAATATTCAACTCACCACGACTAAATCCACCATACAAGATATGATCCATCTGCGGCCAACCTGTTGAAACCTGGCCACCCTTGTTGAAATACTTGTTGAGTGTTTCTTTTGGTGTTGCCCAAAAGTCTGTGCCCAGATCTTTGGTCAGACTGATCTGTACAGCATCTTTGATCAGCTTTTCAACTGGCTCATACTCACCCTTCTCTAGTAAATCTGCTGACTTTAAAATTGCACGTTCCAGTTCTTGCCTGCGTGTGAACCCTTCAAACTCTTCCAAGAACCAATCAAAGTGTCCTTCGGTTAAGTCTGGTATTTCTTGTAGGGCTATTCCTGTGGTTGCTTTAATTTGTGTACGATCCGGCATGGTCTTGTGATCATTACAATGTGTCATAATGAACTCAGCAGCTGGTCTTAAAGTACGATCAAAGTTTTCTGGATTGTAGATATTTGAAATTCGGGTGTACGAAGTAGCATCGCACAAAATCATTTCCAAGAAAAGCCGTTGTACATCAACTCCGTAATTGTTTAACAATTTGTCTTTTCCTCAATTCTATTTTGATTCGACTTGTTTCTCTTGATTGCATTATAGTTAGCAGAGTTGCCAACCGACCATATTTGATTACAGCATCGTTTACATCTTTGCAATCCGACCATGCAGGCATACTGACGGCCCAGCCTAGTTCTACAGCACGATCAACAAGTTCCATGCCAGGTTTGTCTTGATCCGGCACCACTGTTATTTCTCGACCCAAGTTGCGTATTAGTCTTGCTTGAGCATCGCTTACGGTGTTGTGCATGAGTGCAAGCCCGCTGATACACAATGCGTCAAAAATGCCTTCAGTTACAATTACATGCTGCCAGCCGGAATGTTGCAGATCTGTTCCAAATACATATCCTGGTTGGAAGTCATTTACCCAACGAGGGTTACGGTCATCTAAGTATCTAGTTGTGCAGCCTACCACTGTATTGTCGTAGGTAAATGGTATGATTACACCAGATCTGGCAAAGGCAGTGGCACTAACCATAAAAGGATAATCTAAAGGTGCACATCTGCGTCGCAGATATTCCCAAACCTCATTATGATGTGGTGTTACAAACTCAGCACCACCTATGTCGCATTCTTCAAAACGTATGCCTTGTATAGCAGCAGCAGTTCGTTGTCTATCATCTATCAGGCCTGCAATGCTGCGATGCTTCATACTTTCTAAGTTGACTCGCTCTATTTCTTCCTGTGGCACATTTAGCCAGGTCAATAGTTTACGTGCTTTGACACTGAGATTGCGTCCCAAAATAAAGCTGGCTGTAAAATTACAATTGAAACAATGCCAACTCCAGCCATCAGGACTACTTAGGAGTCCGCCACGTTGGCGACGGTCCGGGCTTTCGCCATTGTGAACACAACAAGGACCGTTCACACTTATCCAGCCTGAACTTGCTTGTTTACGTTTGCCGGGAAGGTATTGAACAATATCTA